TTGGTAGTGGTAGTAAAAAGAATGCTTCAGATTTTGAGAACAGTCAAAAGAAAATAAAGAAAACTACAGAAGATTCAACTAAAGCTAATGATGCGAATACCAAGTCTGTTGACAGAACAACCAAAGCCTTAGAAAGACAAAGACTGATTGGTGAGTATTTAGGTAAGGGTTTAGACAAGACTACTGCCTCTGCTATTGCTAATTTTAAGCAATTAGGAGGAACAACCCAACAAATCAATACACTAATGGCATCTTTAGCTAATAATAAAGGTATTATACAAGCTCAAAAAGATGCAGCTAATCTTGCTAGGAATCAAGCAAAAGCAGCAGAAGATTTAGAAAAAAGTAGACAAAGAAGACTGTCGGCAGTTCAGAATGAATACTTAAAAAACATGGAGCTTATCAAGTCTGAAGCTGCTGCTAGAAAAGCTGCCGCACAAAAACTTATTGACGATGCTGAAACAGCTAGGCAAAAACGTTTTGCGGCAGCGCAAAAGTATTATCAACAACAGATGGAACTGTTAGCGAGAGAAACTGCTGCTAGAAAAGCAGCAGCTCAAAAAGCTATAGACGATGCTGAAGCTGCTAGACAGAAAAAGTTTGCTGCTGTTCAGAACGAATACCAAAAGAATATGGAACTCTTAGCTAGACAGACAGCAGCTCAGAAAGCACAACAACAAAAGACTATTGATGATGCTGAAAAAGCAAGACAGAAAAAGTTCTCTGCTGTACAAAAAGAGTACCAACAAAATATGGAGTTGTTAGCTCGTCAGACTGCTGCTCAGAAGGCTGCTGCTCAAAAAGCTGTAGACGATGCTGAAAAAGCTAGACAGAAAAAGTTTGCAGCAGTGCAAAAAGAGTATCAACAAAACATGGAGAGGTTGGCACGTCAAACTGCTGCTGAAAAAGCTGCTGCACAAAAAGTTATAGATGATGCTGAGAAAGCAAGACAAAAAGTCATTGATAACCAAGTCAAAGCTCAAAACAAATTAAATGAATCTAATCAAAAGGCTATTACTCTTGAACAAGCTAAAGCTAAGTATGTATCTCAAGGTTATGGTAAAACAGATTCTACTCGTCTAGCTCGTTTAGAAGTTAGTGGTGCTGATGTAACAACATTAAACAACTACAAGTCTGCTATTGATTCAACTCGTAACTCTATGCGGAATCTTACCCCTGTTGCATTAACCGCAAATAAGAGTAACAACACTCTACTTGCTTCAATTAAAGGTATTGCTGCATACGCACTATTGTCTACAGCTATTTACAAAATAATTACTGCATTAACTGATCTTACTATCAGTATTGTATCTACAGCAGACGAAATGACTAACTTAACACAACGTCTCAACATCTATCTTCCTGCTAACATTAAAGTAAATCAAGTGCTAGAGAGAATGGGTGAGATAGCTAAGGAGAACCGTGTAACCCTTTCTGACACAGGTAAACTGTTTACCCAACTACTACCACCTATTCAACGAATCAAAGGGGGTGTAGCAGAGACCACAGCTATTGTAGACGCTTTTGGTAAAGCTATGTTAATCGGTGGTGCAAACACTATGGAAGCTGCATCAGCTACGATTCAGTTTGGTCAGGCGATGGCATCAGGAAAACTTGCTGGTGACGAGTTTAGATCGTTAGCAGAAGCGTCCCCACGTTTATTACAAGCTATTGCTGATGGTTCTGGTATTGCTGCTGAAAAGCTGAAAGAAATGTCTGCTGCTGGTAAACTTACATCAGGTTTGGTTAGTGCTGCTTTACTTGATCAGTTCATTCAACTTGAGTATGAAGCTGCAAAGATGGGACAAACAGTCTCAGGAGCTTTCAATGAAGGTATGGTTGCTTATCAGTTGTTTGTTAATACTTTTAATGAGCAAACTGGTTTTACAACTTCTATGGTTGAAAGTATTCGCTCTGTTGTCAAGTCACTTGAAGGTTTCGGTAAAGATTTCTTAGCGAGTTTGAAAGACGGTGACAGTACACTAAACAGTTTCTTAGGTTTATTGCGTACAATTTGGAATTTGGTTGGTGCTGTTGTTGGTGGTTTCACAGATGTTGTTGGTTGGATACTTAAAGCTGGTGAAGAAACAGGTTTATGGAAATCTATTTTTGATTCAACCAAACTAGCAATCATCACAGTTGTAGATACTCTTGCTAAAATCCCTTTTGTGATCGTGAATATTGGAACACGTCTTGTAGAGCTTGTTTTAAAACCTTTTGAGTATTTTATTGCATTAGCGCAAAAAGGTTTAGATTTAGCTGGTTTTGATAGTGCTGCTGCACGTTTAGGTCAAGGTTTATCTAATTATCGTGGTTTCATGGGGGACATTAAAGGGGTTACTGGTGAAGTTGTTACAGGTGTCGATTTACTTAGTTTAGGTGTAAAAGAAACTGAAAATAGTACAGGTAATGTTAAAGACATCCTAGATAAGTTGAAGCAACAAAATAAAGACTTAGTTATTCAAGAAACAGAGAAAAAGGCAATGTCCGATTCTCAATATATTTCTGAATATGCTAAACTTCTTTTACAAAAAGAGGGTGTTGATGTTAATGCAGAAAACTTAAACCTTGTAAAGAAAGAACTAGAAGAACGTTTTAAAATTACACAAGAACAGGCGAAACAACTAAAAATAGCTGGCGAAGCTCAAGCTAAAAAGGATGAAGCAGAAGCTAAGGCTAAAAAGGCAGCAGAAGAAGCTAATAGGGCATCAGAACAAAACCAAAAACGATTACAAGGTATTCGTGAAAGTTACGATGAACAGATTGCTGCTGTAGTTAGATTGAACAACTTCAAAGCTGAAGGTATGTCTTATGATGTAGCCAAGATTGCTGCGGAAAAAGATTACTATGAAGCTTATACAAATGTAGAAAAAGCATTTGAGTTGGCAGAAGCTAGAAAGACTTTAGCAAGAATTGATGCAAAAGGTGCTCTTGAGAATGAAACTATCCTCCTAACAAAACTACTCCTACTTCAAGAAAAGGGTGTTGGTTATGAACTAGCGAGGACATTAGCTCAAGCAGCTTTTTCTGATGACCAAGAAGGTATGCTTGCTGCTGCACAATCTATGCACAATGAAATTGTAGCGCAACAATATTCTTTAGCAGATCAAGTGAAACAACAAACATTGCTTAACCACTATCTTGATAAGGGGTTGACATTAGAGGAAGCTACAGTTGAGGCATCATTCAAGCGACTTGAGAATATTCAGAAAGAAGCTGGGATGAAAGGTTTATCTGATCAACAGAAGAAACTGAAAGAGGATACATTAGAGAATCAGAAACAACTGAAAATTAAACAAACTGAAGCTCAAGTTTCTCAATCTTTAACGAATGCTGAGAAGCAACGGGTAGCTTATGTCAATGCTCAAGCAGGTGGTTATGCTAACCTGATTAAGAATATGGCAATCGCTAACAAAATAGCTAGTGACCCTACACTATCTCCTGATCAAGCTAGAAAGCTAGTTGAAGCAGAAGAATTAACTAACTATGAAAAAGAGTTAGCAGAGCTTAAACGTCAAACTTACATTGCTACGTTGAATGAAAGTGAAGCCGTTAAAACTTTAGTTGGTAACTACTCAACAATGGGTTCTGTTCAGATTGGTACGTTAGCTAATCAGCAACGATTGTTAGAAATTGCTAAAGAGTTAGCCGAAGAAGCTGAAAAGCAAAAGAACCCTTTAGGTGATTTTAGCAATGTTGATTTCTCTGTGTTTGGTGATTTTGGCAATCCTTTCCAATCTGCTTTAGATGGTATGAATGAGTTAATTCGTACTACTATGTCAGGTGGAGAGCAAATCAAGAAACTGAACGAAGAGATTGAACAGGCTAAGTCGAAAGGTTTAGACACCACTCAACAAGAGTTTGACCTAAATCTTGAGATGCAGAAACAAACTAAGGATAAGAAACAAGCAACGGATAAAGCTGTTTCATCTGCACTATCTCTTACTAAATCTTTCTTCAAAGAAAATAGTAAAGGTTATAAGATTGTTAGCGGTATGGAGAAAGCCTACCAAGCCTCTAAGATAGCTTTCGCTCTTTGGGAAAAGAAAGATGCTATTACTATGTCTCTCTTAAAACTAAAAGCTCATATTACTG